GTATTTCGCGTATTCTTCAAGCGGCACACCCAATTTCTTCGCTATCGCGACTTGGCTAGGGGTGAGTCTAACCTTTTTCCCACTACTGCGCCCAGATGTGTTGCGGGATACGGAAGCAACCGTCTGAGCGGGCCGTTTGCTACCACCGTTAAGCTTATGCGGAAACTCTGTCTGCATACGCTTGTCTAATTCATTATAGTAGTCATCGGACTGTGGGTCAAACCCTTCGTTTTCTACTAACTTCTTATGTATACCAAAAGCGGCATATGTCATAGCCTCATCTGAGCCAAACCAGTCGTTCCGCCCCGCCCATTGTTCCGCCTTCGGGTCCGGGCGGCGAGGTTGCTGCTGAGGCATAGGTGCCTGAACCTGCGCTTCCTGTTGAGCTTTAGCCTGTTGGGCGTAGCGGGCTTGTTGAGCTTTAGCCTGTTCCGCGCGATCATTTTCAATCGCGAGTCGGGTAATTTTCCTTTGCGCCTCAACAACACCGTTAGTGTCCCCGATTTCAATAGCTCGAGCAAGCTCCTGCTCAGCCGTAGCTGTCTGCGTTTCAACACGACTAGCATACTCTTGAACATAATTATTGTCCAAAGCATCCATACGCTGTTTTAACTGTTGAGCTTCTGCCTGAACATTTTTAGCATAACTCAAAGCCTCTTCGCGCTGACGCTCAACCTCACGCATCTTCTTTGTAAGGCGGTCAATACGCATTTGCGTCTTGCTTTTAGCTTTTTCAAAATTATCGTCAGAATCTTCTGACTCCGCGGCAAGAGGAACTTCTTCTTCTTCCTTTTCCTCACCGCCCACTTCAACCTCAGTCTCCTGAGCATCGTCCAGATCTAATTCGATCTGTTCTTTGTTTTCTTCTGCCATTTATTTCTCCTAGAAATGCAGGATGTCTTCAGGTTCTCCAATGCGAGCTAAGATTTCGTCATCATTTAAGATGCGAACCTCACCCCCATCAATACGAAAACGCGAACCAGCATAACGGGCAAACATTACCCAATCACCCTGCTCGCACCACGGACCCGTCGGAAACTTCTCCGAGTCCTTGTAGGCTAACGACCCCACTTTGAGGACATAACCAACCTGTGTGGAAACTGTCTGCTCTTCTACAACCTTGTCCGGCAGATAAATACCGCCATCAGTTTTGCCCTTACCGCGATAAGGTAGAATAAGCAAACGCCAGCCCGTCGGGTTTGGCATCCTATCTAAGAGTGAACCACCGATGGCATCGGGGTCCAAAACTTTATCTGTAGCATCCTTATATGCGGAAGCGAGGTTGGCGACACCTTCTGCTACGTTTTCAAGATCAACTTTCTGCGCCTCAGTCATTGCTTTGCTCCTGTTTATCTAGCAGGCTCTTGAGTTCCTGTTCCACGTGATCTAGGGCTTTTAAATTACCCATGAGCTCACGATACTGCTCCATGCTATTTACATTGTCATAAATTAACAAATCGTAAATAGCCTGACGCCGATCTTTAACAATTCTAAAAACGGCCTCAGCAAAATAAATTTCATCCACTCGTATATCTCCGCGGTAAATCTTATGTGTTCTTATAACACATTATGATGTTTCTGCAAGAGCTCTCATCCGGTCTACTAAACGCCGTGCGCGGTTTGGCACTTGTGTGTACCACTTCGAGTCAACCATTTCATCTGCGGCCTTGTCCCAATCTCTAGCATCAACGCCAGCTTTCATGCCTTTGAACTTACTCAACCGAGGACGGCCTAGATTAAACATCATGTTTGCAATGATATGCTGACATTCTTCTGGTAGGTCATCAAAGTCTGGATACAGCACTTTACATTCATCAAGTGTTACAACTATATCCAAATGAAACCTTTGCTGAACACGCTCTTGTTCTATGACTGTGCCTACAGGTTTACCGTATTCGGGGTCGCTTTCTTTAATTAGGGCACCAATTCCAAAAGTTGGCAGACCTAAATGATCCAAATATATTTCATATTTACAACCTTCATCTTCGGCTATCTCTTCACATAATCTATCTTTGTTCATTTTGTTAAACCTTTTTGTTTCTCGTATGTACGAAGGCCACCAAGCCCCAACATACCCATCAACACAGTCATCAACGTGTCCATGTCAAATGCTGGATAAGGTACAGGCTCATAACCCATGTAAGCTGTTACAACATCAGCAATCGGGATGAGCAAAAAATGCACCATGAGGGCGATACTACAGACCCACCCGGTACAGGGTCTCCAACCCGCAATAAATATGTTTTTTGATTTCGCTTCTTCTGCGTTTATTGCCATTTGACCTTTTGCAAGTTCTAAGGCGTGACGTTCTGCCATTGTCGCAATTTCGTGCGCCAACTCATTTTTTTTATCTTTGTCCTCAACGAACTTACCAATAAGCTCGGTCGCCGGACCTATCAATGCTTGTAACATCAGTCTATAAACTCCAATATGTTGCCGTCTTTAACCTTAACCTTTAACTCTTTGCATGACCACTTCTGGTCAAAGTTATTGGTGTGGCCTACGTTACGTTTAATTTTTCTGCGTACAGACAAGCATTCAGACAGAGATTGATAGGGCGTGTACTCTACCTTCTCGCCACCCATCACCAATAATAATACAAAGGTTAGCTCAATCACCGTTCCGCAACTTCTCTATATTTTCTTCTAGGCTCGTTATACGTTTCTCGTAAAATTCTAATGTAAGTTTCTGCTGCTGATCATACGGCGCACGACCTTCTTCAATCTCTGTTTGCAACTTCTCTAGCTCATTGGCGATGTGTTCTATCAGCATGAATTGCTCACTGTCTGCTGGCAAGCTACCCATCTCACCACGCGGCCACTTGATACGAAACTCTGTGTTCTGTTCCAAATCAGCTTGCATCATTGTCTGGTTTGTCTCTAATGTATTCAGTCTTTCAATAAGGCCAAAGTAAGCCCACGTTGCCAGACTAGCTGCTGCAACCATAGATATGATGTTGCGTAACGGTAGTGCTACCTCTGTGTTCTCATTTAACTTTGCTGGCATTAGTCACTACATACCTCTTTACCTGCACAATCTTTCGGAAAGCATTGGATGTTCATTTTATAAAACTCATTTTCGTAAGTGGCTTTCCACATATCCTTTTGTAACAAATGGTAACATTGTTCTTGAGTAAAAGATTGCTGTAAAACTATTTGATTGCCAACATATTCCCATTCAGCACCCGTGTGCCCCCACATAGAAATAACAAGGACAAACTCTTTCATTTTTCGGAATTTAACCATACCGCCAGACTGCCTGTCATGGCACCCGTGACGACTGAAATTAGTGAAGCCTGCTGAGTTGTTAAATCTGGCTGCGAAAGTGCCCACTCAATACAACGTATATACACGCCCGTCATGCACAACATCATAAACCTTGGCAGTATTTTAAGCTCTAACAGTTTTCTAGCAACGTCTTCTGCACTCATTTAAAGCCTCCTTTAAGCCAGACCACCCAAGCCACTAGACCCGCCACCATAGTAGCAATAAGTACGGCCGCAGCACCCAGTCCCAAAGCTTCCATAATTTCGGCCCTTCTTCTCCTAGAAAGCTCTTCTTGAACTCGTCTTTCTTTTCGAGCGTTTGCTTGAAATTTTTGCCAATCATGCCAAAGTCCCGCCCGTCCAGCATAAATCATTATTTGTTTGAGCTCCTGCTCTTGCTGTCTAATCTTCTCAAGAGCTATAAACTCTTCAAGATCAGAAGAGCGGACACCAGATTTTTTCTTTTTATTTCCTTTTCTTTGTAGTTCCTCTTTGGCAATTACAAAGTCGGATATCGCCTTACCGGCCTTGGCAAGGTCGCCTGTGTTAGCAACAGCTCTCTTGATGATAGCGAATGCAGCATTTGCCGCGGCCAGTTCTGCAAGCATACTCAGTCATAACCCATATAACCGCCGCCCTTTACCGCGGCACCCATTCCCCTAGCAACCATGGGCTTCATTTTTTCTGGAATTTTAACTTCTTTGCTTTTACCAACCTCTTCGGGTTTAGGTGCCGGACCCGGCTTGTTTGTTACGATTTTTACTACACTCATTTTAATTACCTCTCTGTTTAAGCATTTCACGTTCCATAGCAGACTGAATACGGGCTTGAGTTTGACGTTCTTGACTTGCAAGACGTTGCTGGAACTGGTCTGCCCGCATCCGCTGGTTCTGAGCATCAAGGTTGAGCTTGGCCTGTTCAGCCTGAGCATCTGCCTGTTCAGACTGAGCTCTAATTTGAAGCTCCTGCTCCTTGAGTTGTACCAGAGGATCCGGCCCCTGACCAGAAACCTGTTGTGAAAGCTGCTTAACCATCTGCATACCCTCAGCAACAAACTGTGCCGTCAAACCTTCTATTGCCAGCATCTCTTCTTCTGAAGCAGCCTCGCCACCAGCGTTCTGGCGTTGTTGGATAAACTCAACCGCCGCTCTCTCACGTGCTGCAATTTTAACGTGCTCCATTATGTGCTTCTGTAGAGCAATAGCTACAGGAGGCATACTCGCTACCATTGGAGTAGAACCAAAGACCATGTGCGCCATGATGTGCGCCTCATGCTCCTGACCCTCAAAAGCTTTCATCGGAATCATATCCAAAGCGTCTATGTTTTCCTGTGCGGGATCTTTTGGTTCGGGCTCTTCATCTGGTATACGACGCATAATCCGGTCAACATCCCTGACGCCAAGAGCATCATACATGTCTCGGTACACCTCGTGCATATTGTGCATTTCTGGTGCGGCACCTGCGAGCTGTAACTTCGTCTGCGCCAAAGCAATCCGCTGAGCCTGAGAGAATACATTTGGATCAGATACCGGTACAACATCTACACGATCGTCAAAGTCTGTAGCTTTTACAGAAGAGTCTGCACCTTCTACCGCATACGGATATTCGGCAGGCAGGAACTCTGACATCACACGAGCTAGGAATTTAAACTCCAAACGCATCGCATAGTGCAGACGTTTATGTACCGCACTCATCACCCGAGAGCCCTGTTCCAGCAAAGCAATAGTCGTACCGACAGCGGCCTGTTGATTACCGTCGCCAACCTTCATGTCAGTAATAGTAGCAAAACGCTGGCCCGCATCCACGACAAACCCCAGAAGCTGGAACAATGTCTGATCAGGGCCTTTGAAAGGCAACGGCATCAGGCTGTCACGGATAGCCCCACCGGGAGCATCGACATCTCGAAACTCACCGGGCTGAAGCGGATCATCGTCATCGCGGATACGCAACCCACGAGCTTTGAAGCCCGCTGGAAGATTGGATAACGTACCAGCGTCGATCAACTGCCTCAGTGCCGCCGTGGCGGTCCGTGACAAACCGCCAATGGTGTGAATAAGCCCCAAACCGTAGAAACCAAAGCCCGGTAGGAACTTATAATGCACAAAATACTGAATTTTTCGCTTTAATTCATCCTCTTCGCGATAATTACGGCGGATAGATAAAATTTGGCCGTTGTCCTGACTGATCGTTACTACATAAGGTATCTTAATGCCGGTAGGTTCACCCTCCTCATCTGTGTCTTCATACCCATCTAAGTCCAAATCAACGTGGCATTCCAAGATTGTGCAGTCATAATCAATCTGACTAGACGAGACACCGTCAATTCTGTCAATTTCGTTGCTTACTGAGTCCGATTCTTCCTGTGCAGGAATGACCGGAATGTCTAAATAGAAGCCTGAAACCTGCTTTTTACGCAGATCATTAAGGCTCATACGCAAAACTTGCGTGATATTAGGGCAAGTTTCGAGGTCTGAGGTCTCATACGGCACCACAAGGTGCTCTGCGGGGATAAATTTACTAACCGCACGACCCATAGTCTCATCATAATAGACTTTTTTAAAGGTAGACCCCGCTAACGGCAAGTAAAACAGCATTTGATCGAGTTCTGGGGTATATTCCTCCATCACATTAGTGATGTAATAGTTCATAAAGTGCCGAACACGGTCAGATTGTGCCTGTTTTTCCCTAGTTTCTGCGCCTAGTATAGTAGTTCGCACTGGCCCGCTAGCTGGCAACAGCTCATTGAACGCCTGCGCCTGAAATTGCGTAGCCGCCTCAGCAAGCAACGGGTGCGTGACGCCGGACGAGCCTCTAAAAGGCTGTGTTCGCTCTTCATAAGAGAATCCCAACAGCTCCAAACCGTTAGCATAAGCATCTTCCCACTCCTGTCGGCTAGCCTTGTTAGCGTCAAACTCACCCAACAGCTCTCCCGCAATGCGGCCAAGTTCCCTTTCCGGCATCTCTTCCGCTAAATTCATGTAAAAATCATCGCCTTCGCCCCGTTGATCTTGCGGGTCAAAGTCAATAGTCACACCGCCGTCATCATCGGGCGTAACCTCAATATCCATGTTTTCCGCCATACCCTCAAAGGATACGATGTTATCCTCCATAGAACCGGGAACTTCGAGTTCTACCTCGGCCGCCAAGTCCTCTGGGTCAAGCTGTGACGGGACGTTTTTGTCCACCATTCCAGCAATAGGTTTACGAGCCATGCGCTATCTCCTTTGCCCTAACTTACCATAGGGCGGTTCATATTCCTAGCTACTGACGATAAACTCGCCACGCCCCTCGGACCGCGGTTCATGTTCTGGGCTTTATCTAACAAACTCACCACGCCGCCCTGTGCTTTTTCATCTACCCTTGGTGCAGTAGGCTTGTTCAACATAGTCTTGTCGGTTAAATAAAAATAATCTATAGGGTCTGTGTCTTGTACATCTAAAGGAAACTCGCCTTGCTGGTCTTTCCTAAACTTTGTAGCAACCGTTCGAGCCTCTACTTCTCCGGGTTGACGGCGATACATACGTCCTGCTTTAAGAACATCGCTAGTCCTCTTATCAGACTCTAATTGCTTTTCAGCAATCTTGCGAAGCTCTTTAAGTTCGTCCGGCGTAGCAAACTTACTAAAATCCACATACCCATAAGCATCTGTTTCCCCAGCAAAAAAGTTACGGGCTCTTTTACCTAAGTTATACTTATAAACCGTCTTGCCTACGGATTCGTCAGCCCTCTCTTGAAAAGACTTTTTCTTTAAAAAACCGCTTTTACTGCCAAGAAGAGCTTCGCTGGAAGTTGATATGTCCATGTCAATATCAGCCAACTTTTTTGAAAACCCTTCAGGTAAATAACGTGCGATGCTAGACCCCGGAGTAAAACCTTCTATATGTTGAACTGCGTGTTGCACTTCGTGTAAAATATTTGAAATCATTTCTTTACTTGGAGCGGAGCCAAGGTAAATGATGTTATTTACAGGATCAAACGCTGCCATTGTTCCACCGGCACTGCTCATAAAAGGAACCTTGTCAACATCAATCGACCGTAATTCAGGGTATTGCTCAAACAACTCTTTAAAGTCAAATACTTCATCCAGCTTTGGAACTCGCCCTTCTTTTTTTCTAAACTCAGAAATATTTAATCTTTGATACCGTTCGCCTTGACCAGCTAATATGCCGTCTTCAAATAGGTCTTTTTTCAACCGGACCTTAGAGGTGTCTATCTCAAAACGAAAAGCACCATCAGACGGCTCAATATATCCCTGCGTTTCAGCATAATTATCCCGGTCATCCAGACCACGGTCACGTGCTGCCAAAAACTGATCTAACCTTTTACCACCGTCTTTAGCGTTGCGGCCCGCCATAATACCAAGAACAGTGCCGCCCTTTCCGGCAGTCCTAGCTATCGAGGCGGCAGATCCGAGGGCCATGGTCGCCGGTACACCTAACGGGTCATACCGCTCAATCTCACCAGTCTCCGGATTAATCGTCTCACCACCAGCCAAAGCCGTCCGCACCTGACGCTCCGGATACGCTTTTATCTCTTCACCAATAGCCGTGGCTATGCCACCAGCCGTCTCTGTCGGCTCATCTATAAACTGTTTGAAAAACTCAATGCCACCAGTAATAACAGGAGGGACCGCGAACTGCGGATCAGAGACCTTTTGCGGAGTTTCAGAGTAAATTAAACCGCCATCTACTTCTTGCGTGTTAAGAGAATAGGGCCTGTCCACCTGATATGACATCGGCACAAGAGGAGATATAATTTGAGCAATAGGAGGAGACGTAGGGTCTACCGGTAGCCCTGTTTTTCTCTCTGCCACCACTTCCCCGCCAGTTTCAAACGGCTGCTCACCTTCCGGATATTGAATTGGCTCTATGTTTTTTAGCTCTGGATACTGCTCAAGTAATGCTTCTTTTGTTTCTAAATCACCCGTTTTTTTAACGTATTCATCAATAGCGTTCATAAACCGGATGGCATATGACCGTCTGGTTAACTCTTCTGTTCTTTTGCCCTCTGGCAACAAACCGCCAGTTTTTTTCAAAGCTTCATCTTTTACCCGTTGCTCTTCGTCATACTCACTTTTAGCCAACCTTAACAGATATCCGGCAGGATCATCTCTGCGCTTAGGGCCGCTTACATCTGTCTCCGCTTCTCTGTTGTGAGCAAGTTCTTCTTGCATAGCATACAAATTAAATAAAGTCGGGGTGCGCGGAACATTTACACCGCTCCCAAAATCTTCAAAGGGCCCGGTTATAACTCCCGTATTGTTTAGTCTGGCAAATTCTTTCATGTAATCTAAATCACTATCTGTGTAGTATTCAGATTCTACTTCAATGCCTTCTGCCGCCGCTTTGGCTACAGCTTCATTCATTTTACGGCGAACTTCGTCAGATATAATTCTATCTTCGTAATCCGCCATCAGTCGTACCTATTCACATCAAAATAGCCGTATTTATCCCGCGGATAGAAGATATCTATCCCCGTGCTAGGAGACTTAAACCGCCGCTCACCTTCCTCACGACCAAGAACTATGTCCAACTGATCAAAAATCTTCTGGTCTACCATCTGCGTAATCTCTTTCGGAGTAGCGTTTATACCAGCCTCCTTCAAGAGCTTCGCCCCAAAAGCATTGTTGCGCTTGTCCATCACAACGTCCGCATCAGTAGCCGTGCCCAGAATGGGTACATATCTGTCAAACAGCTCTGCCATGCCGCCAAAAGTCTCCGCAGTCTCCGGACCAACCTGTTGAGAAAGTAATGCAGATTGCAACACATGAGCACGAGCGTCCTCTAATTCCTGATAAGTTGGCATATCATGCCGTGGTCTTCCCGCCCGCATAGCTTCAGAAGTGGTCGCGCCATATATCTCACGCTCTGCATCCGGATACCCGTACTGTTGCTCAAGAACCTCTTCAAATGTCGGGGCCCCTGCTGGATAATACATCGCTGCACCCTCAGTGCCTTCACGCGCAGAAGTGCGTACAAGTTCTTGGTCCGCGGAACT